AGGAACACTATCTGTTAGAGTAATAGTATCAGTAAAAGCAAAGTGCATGTTAGAGATTAAATTAACTGCCACACTATCACTAAGACTCAGAGTGTCGATCGCCGCAACATTAGTAGGTTGTAGATATATCTGGATACTATCAGATAGACTTAATGTATCATTAAAATTATAGAGCTTCTGTAGATTGAGTTTAACTAATTCTGTAAGTAAGATACTATCTGAGACGGTAAGCCCAGTAATGGGAGAAGCAATATTAATTGCATCAGATAGACTTAAAGTGTCTGACTCATGTATAAGATATGGGGCAGCAGCAGAAATAGAATCAGATAAAGAAAGTGTATCGGAGAAGGATATAAAATCATTTAATAGAACTGTGATTGTATCAGAGAGAACTAAAGTATCAACAGCAGAAACTTGAAAATTCCCACCAACAAGATCAATTTGAATCTGATCAGAAAGACTTAGTGTATCTGAGAAACTTACTCCGTATCCTGATGCACTTCCAAGAACATCAGATAGGGTGAGAGTCTCATTAAGAAGTATATTAAGACCGACTACAGCAGTGATACTATCAGAGAGAGAAAGTGTATCATTAAGCCCAAGTGAAATGTTCGGGCCGCCAAAACTAACAGTATCAACAAGAGTAATGCCATCACTACAATTGATAATAAGACCAAGAGTAATAGCATCTAGATTATCTGTAAGAGCAAGTGTGTCTCCGGCCGCAGTTCCAACATCTGGAGGATTAAGTCCTAATACAACAATCTCAGAATCACTAAGACTTAGACCATCTGTAGGGAGATTCTCAAGAAGCCCTAGAACTACAGTTGCAGAGTCTATTAGACTAAATACATCTAATGTATCTTGCAAAGTCTCATTAATAGGAGTAGACACTTACACTCCATACCAGAGTGGATCTTGAATACTTACAGTAAGAGGAACTGTTGCTACTCCTGCTTGTACTTCTAATGCGCCCACTGAGGCATATCCAGTTCCACCAAAGTTAAGAACCCCAGGGAAACCAAGTCCACTAAGAAGTGCCCCACCACCGGCAGTTGCATTAAGAGCAAAATTAGTTCCATCGGCTACAAAAGGAACAGCAGTAAGAGTAATAGGATTAATTCCAGTTCCACAATGGAGTGTAGCAGTCTGTGAGTTGGCTCCAGGGTTAAAAGCATTATTATATATACAGAAGTTAGGTGCCCAACCAACACCATTTGTACCACCAAAATTAATCCCATATGTGCCATTATTATTGTAGATACAATTAATAGATTGAAGTAGAGGACAAATAGCAGCTTCAAATAGTATTCCTGCACTTGTATTAGAAGAAAATACACAGCCAGAACAGATAATATACTGTGAGAAGGTACCTGATAATGTATTATCACTAGCACTATTAAGTCCATTGACAGAATTATTATAGAAGATACACCTCTCGAAAACCCATCCACAATCAACATTTGGAAATTGAGCAATAGTTGTATTAAATCCATCCCCAGCGTTCGCATCCATGACACTTGCATACATATATGTCATAGCACCATTACGAACACCGTGAGAAGTACAACCCGTTATCCTACTATTGTATACATATAATCCATTAAAGGCTCCATTAACATTTGAATTTCCTTCAATACCAACTAGAAATCCTGTAATGGTGCAATTAATAACAGTAAGACAGGCTGAATTTACACTGTTAGATGCTGATTCAATTGCATTCTTTTTGGTCCCGGCAGTTGTAGTAAAGTTAATATTCTGTAGAAGAATATTCTTGCCTTGTGTAGAACCAGAACTTACAGAGATAAGATTAACACTATTAGTCGCGGTAGTCCAAGTAAACTGCCCCCCATCTCCACGAGTAGTAGTATAACCTATAATAGATAGTGGGCGGCCCGGTGATGAAGAAGAATCGAGAATGATAACTAATGCAGTAGTTACAGTATATGTACCAGAAGCTTTTACATAGATAGTTGCACTTGCTACACTATTTGTATAAGCCTGACTCACTGTAGCTAAAGCTCCACCAATATTCATTGTTACTAAAGTGGCTGCGGCCCCAGGGCTTCTATCCAATGTAATAGTGGTAGCTGATGCATAAGTTGCATAATACCATCCTGTTGTGACTGTGCCGCCTGTACCTCCCGAAAGATATATGAAGTTACCAGTGATCGCACTTGTGAAAGCAGCGGAAGCGGAAGTACATGTGAATCCACCTGTTGTTGTGGTTGTAAGATCTGTAGTAGAGATATTCGATCCTGCTGAATTTTTAGCATTTTGTTTACTATAGTCCGTTCCACTAGCTGTGGAATCAAATCCTGCACCATTAGTATCAATACCAACAGTAGGACGAACTTCCCAAACTCCTGTAGATGTAGTAGGGGATGACATATCTATGCTGCTTTCTTAGTTACTCTTTCGATTTCTTCTTGTGGAACATTAACTCCCTCGGCCACAAGTACTTTATCAAATTGACTAGCATCAAAAGGCAAAGACCCATAAGATACTCGATAATCAAAACCATCAGTGTCACCAGCAGTGGTGATGTCATAATCTTCGAGATCATCTTTAGGGCCGCCCGCAGAACCGAGAATAAGGCACTTCTTTTCCTTAAGTGCCACTTTCCTTCTCATCGGCAAACTATCTACTGGCAATGTGTAAGTCTTATTTGTGTAGATATCAAAATGCTCACACATTACAAATGAGTCACACATCACTTTCCATTTGCCCGTCTCACGTAATTTATTAAAGAAATACAAATCCTCTGTCCAAGACTCTGCATTGTTAATACCATCAAGAAACTGGTCTGTCTCGATTGTCTTAAAGAATGGATCTGCTAAGTCAGCCAGACATGCAGTTCGTATCAATGTACAATCCATACCCAAACCAGTTACTTCAAAATACTCGCCAATTTTCCAATCCCAATAACTACCAACACCGTTGCCCCGAAATACAAGGGGAGCAGGAGGATCACACTTAGCACAATATACACCACCCACGACACCCAGTGCGGGATCTTGTTCCATTCGAAAAATAAGCTGACGTAATGTGTATCCAGGGCAGACAACATCGTCGCCAAGGAAAAACAAATACTTAGCCCCAGCATCCATTGCGTATTTTGCCATCCCATTTCTTGCAACATCTATGGCCTGCCCTTCTGTAATTTGAAATACACAATTGTAGTTAATTGGAGGAGTCATACTCTTAAGTGCCATTGCCCATTTGAGAGTCACGGGCCGCCCAAGAGTTGGGATTCCTATTACAATACCAGGACCAGAGTTATGAGGAATTTTAATCATCTTATAATAAGTCTCTCAATACGTTCAAGAGTTTTTTGAATTTCTCTAAAGATACCTTTATCTTCAGTAGTATGATCTCGAAGATCAGAAGCTACAATAGCTACTTGTTTAACTAACTCTTCTTTCATTTCCATCTGAGTTGTTTTTATAGTATCACTTAATGTTCCATTATAACCCATCAACTCTTCTTTTACTTCTGATGCTTTTCGTTCATTTTTAAGTTGATTTTCAAGCTGATGAGTCTTAATTTCTGCAAGTTGATTCTTAATTAACATCCCAACCCAGGATGCCCCAAACACAGCTAATCCACACACTACGTCGTATATCAAATGAGGTACGTCTGTACTACCCGTAATCTGCATCTCTGGACCTATCCAGAAATAGTATAAGAGATAGAAAGTGTGTTAGATGTAGCCTTTACGAAAGAAGTAAAAGTAGCATGAGCGAGCATAGTGCCCGTCGCAGAAGAGTTGAAAAGACCAACTTCAGCAAGGGTCGTATTTCCCTGGGCCGTAGAGAAAGAAGTCTGAGCTTGCCAATAAGGAGGGTTATTGGTAAGACCAGTTGTTACAAAAGTACCAATAGCCAATCTTAGATATTCTCCACCTAATGCAGTGTCAGCAGTAGTAGGAGCAATCGTAACTGACCCAATAGCACAATAGCCAATAACTTGAGTAGTATTATTTACTGATTCAAGTTGTCCCAAAACCCACGAGCGACCCACCGTAACTACTGTATTCTGTACACACCGTTCTTGTAGAATCTTTCCATCTGGGTCTAATAGATGAATTTGTAGTGCTCCTCGCAATTTGATGCCATCATAAAACTGTTGCTGTTCCATTTAGAACCTTTCCATTTCGAAATTAGACGGAAGTATCGGTTTAGGATACCGGAAGGCGTCTATTGAGAGAAGCCCATCATCAACGGTATACTTTTTACCTACAAAGCAACCGTCATTAATAAGACGAAATTGTTCAATCAAAAAATTGTACTTCATTTGATAGAAGGAGGCCGCTTTGAGAAACTGGCCCGGACCTTCTGCACTAAATGCTTTCCAAAGACACCAAGCCTTTTGCGTCCTACGAAGAATATAAGAAGGAATAGAAATAACAGGATTGGAATTAGTAGTGTCAGGCTCTCTATAATGGTCGATAATACAACTAGGAGTGTTAACTTGAGGGGAATAAGGATTTGGCTCACCCAAGACAGTAAAACTTTCATCTGGTGTTGGATAAAGTCTAATATCCCAAGGATTTGTAGGGTGCATCGCATAATAGAGAGGACGTCCAATTGATGACTCCACATTTGCCGGATTGTGATTACTTACAAAAACCGTGGCCGGTGTCACCATTGTTAATTCTTCCCAGTTAAGAGCGTCCAAAGAACGACCCCTCCAGGTAACACGACGAACAGTACGAACATAACCTGGCAAAGTAATAACACTTGTTCCCGCCGTTGTTTGTACACATTCACGTACAAAAATACAATTTATATCAATAGCTATTTGGCCAATAGCATCTTGTTCGAGCTGTGTAAGAAAGCTATTACTCCAGATGGTAGGCATTATCTTAAGCTCATCATCCGATCCCGATTTCTCTGATTACGCATAAGAATACGTAACTTATCTAAAACTGTAGTGTAATTTTTAAATTCCGTCTCCGCCTTGCTAAACTCTTGAGCTTGCTCCCATAAATCCATCTTCGAGTAACTCTCAAGTACTAAAAGATGCTCGTCTGGAATAGGAATAGCTGTACTGTCCGCTAAGGCGGGTCCTTGTGCTCTATAGAAAACTATCATATTCCCATAGTTTCCTACAGCTGGTTTCATATAGATCGCCACATATCGATGAGAAATAGGAGCAAAATAGTAAGGAGTGCCGTAAGCATTATCCCAATCGATACGTACTTGATTGAACTTTTTAAGACTTCGGGGCCACATCCAGCGGTTAATAGTAGCATTGTACATTGCGACAATACCAATATAGTCAGGTAAGAGAGTAAGTAAATCATAGTAAGTAGTATACTGTGTGAATGGTATAACTGCTGAATTGTATATGGCGCCAGAGAAAGCACAAATTTCATCTAAGCCATCCTGAAGGGAATTGTTCATATCCCCCGTTGTATAATAGACGGAGTTATTAAGATAGTTTTGCAGTCTCACCTGCATATCAAGACGGGTGCTCATACAGATACTACAATTTTATTAATATCATTCTGCAATACATCTTCATACGTAAGTTGTGGCGCACACTTAATACTCTTGATAATCGTATTAAAGGCTTCCGGAAATTCCTGGGCCGTTACAATATCTTTAAACCCAGCTTCAATAAGCATATCCTTAGTTTCTTCTGTATCCATTGGAACTACATGGAAATCATGGATATTCTCTTGCCGTCCAAAAAGTGTCTGTTCCCAAAATTCCCGACTTCCTTTATAGTTCTCAAGCCAGTATTGAGCAACAATACGGAACTCAGGAAATGACATATAGAACTTACCATTAGGCTTTAGAACACGATGTATTTCCTTATAGACTCGTCTATGATAGAGTCTCTGTATATGCTCAATTGAATGGAAGAAAAAGATACAATCTTGAGATTCATCTGGAATAGGAAATTCTGCCCGGATGTCAAAACACATATCAGGTTCGACATCTTGGTTCAAATCTACATTAATACAATCTTTAAGCTTATTACGGCCACAGCAGAGATTAAGGGAGGACATTTAGTACCATCTCCTTATACTTCTCATTTCTGTCACCTTTAGTAGTTTGTTTATCCTCTACCTCATTCATCTTCTTATAATAATCTGTATAAGCCTCACGATTCCAGGGGGAAATACATTCCGGTCCCATTATATGTGCTGTCTCAATTCCACAATCCACGATAATAGAACAGTCAGGGACAGTATCACGAGCCTTTACACAGAAGTAGATGTCCTCAGTATTATACGGGCCGGTGACAAAATAAGGAGGACGAATCTTCTTTATTAAACTTGTTTTTATCAAAGCGCATGAAAACCCAACTGCATCCACATCTACTATTCCAGGGCCGCGCTCGACTATATAGTTAGAGAGATTTTTCTTTTCATCCATTTTAAAGAACATATTCTCAAATGGATAGCCACGAATGATAGTCCAACCTGCAACTATGTCTACATCCCTATCTATCATCTGCTCGATACATCCAATAGGGACAATTACGTCATCATCAATAAACATGAGATAGTCACACTCTAGTTCGAGTGCAACCTTAGCAGAAGCATTTCTCATTCTATCTATTGACATACGACGCGGAGTATTAATAAAAACTTGCCAATCTGGATGATGTTTTCCAAGGTTATAGAAAAGTTGAATATGGTTCGCGTAGGCAATTTGCTCTACAGAAGTAAGACAGTTAATACCAATAAGGATTCTCATATGGGTAAAGAAATAGTTAAAGATTCAATTAATTTTCTAGCTTGGGTAAAAGAAAGATCATAAATAGATGGAGATTTTGCTTTAATACTAAAAAAATGTTTTCTTAATTGATCTTCATCAAAATGTTTTGATAAATCTTCAAGAATCTTTTTTTGAGTATTAGTAATATATTTAGGTTTAATTCTCATAATTTAAAAGATGGGGTGCTCTTTTGAGTCCACCCCTAAGGAGTGACGGAGCCTATAGAATACGAACAAAAGCATTAACAGAAATAGTCAATGCGGTATTAGCTGGTTGCACAGAAGACGCACCAGTTGTGAAACTCGCAATACTTGTCCCACCAAGAATCATAGGAGCAAGAAATTGAGTAAATGCAACTGCATTACCAGTAGAAATAGCATCAGTACGGAAACTTTGAATAGCTCCAGTAGTAAAGCCATTTGCTAGGGATTCTGCATAAAGTCCAACAATCCCGGCCGTCCCATTAATAGCAGCATAGGAAGGCCAAGTACTATTCGTACTAGCGCGAGTGGCTAGAGTAAGTTGGACATTTGGACAATATCCAAAAGCCTGAACTTCTCCATATCCATTAACAGGAATACCACCCGCAGTTCCAGGAGAAATAACGACCCCATAAAGTAAAGCCTGGGCCGTTACAGCGCTGAAATTAGTTTGAGCGTTAAGATACCCAACTACATCAACACCGGACTTAGTGTTATCTGTAAATGGAAAATTAAGAATAGCAGCTTGCCCAGGAAGTAGAGCAACTGTATCAGCGTTGCGAACTACAAGACAAATATCGTCTCGTTTATTACCAACAGATTTAAATCGCATAGATTTGTCTCTCTATTTTCTCCCGTATTTATCTCTACGGGGTTGTTAAAGTTCTGGCAACACCACCAATTACACCTTGTTTACGGCGGTTATCACAAGTAAGATTGCCCATCCATGCAACATGTCCTACACGTGAATCACCATTAACAGGTTTAAACATGGTTTTGCCATTATCGTCTTCAAGCATTTTGAAATCGGAATCTTCCTCATAAACCATCTTGAAGAACTCAGGATTAATGAAAAATCCAGTACCATTAGTAAGAGAAGTAGGATTACCAGCGCCGCCAGTAAGAGTAGGAATGATAGAGTTTTTCACATCAGGTACTTTGTCGTCCATGACAAAATGTGCCCCTTTGTATTTAATGTTCTCAAAGGGATACGCTTCATCTACGCGATCTTCAGTATAACGGTATTTCTGATAGACAGCATGAACCATAAGTTCATAAGTAGTTTCGTCCATCAGAACTAGTTTGACCTTGCCACCAGTACCAAGACTTGACCTATTGAAAATTTGATCTACTTCAAGCAAGAATGCGTCATATCCGGCAGCAGCAGAAGTAAGAGTTTTATTCTGCCACCAAGTATTAGTAGACTGTGCGATATTACCTACAGTAAGAGAAGCAGTAGGAGTATAAGCGATAAGTTCAGAAATTGGCTCAATAGAAGAAGATCCATTCACTGTACTTACATAAGGAGCTGTCAATGCTCCACCCTGACTTGCGGCCCCCCACATTAGGGACTGTGCGAAAAACTCCTGAAGTCCCATTTCTGCTTGTTTAATCCTGCTTCGTACAAGATCAACAAGCTTCTGCTTATTCTGCTTTACTTCTTTCATTGAATATGCAATAGCAGCAGCACATTGGCGCCACTGATAAATAGCATCAGTGATTCCATCAACCGGAACAGTTGAGAGTTCGTCATAACCATCGTAGCTGTCGGCTGTCTGCAAAGCATACATTAGTGGAATTTGAATATATGTTCCACCATCCTGACCTTCATATAAATCTTTACGAAGAATTTCAAAAAAGAATGCGTTAGTTGCTCCAATGTTGTCGATTAGCTCTTTGCGGTAAGCAGCGAGACTAAGACCAAAAAGTGAATCTAAATTAGTTGTTACCT